CGACAAGGACATCTGGAGATCTTTGATCTCACGCGCTGTCTTTAAGCCGATACCCTTGATGTGATCTGCGATCATCTGAGCGGTCGCCGCATTAATGTTGAGGCGATTGTCGGGCGGGAAAGACCGAGGTTCTTCTTTGGCCGCTTTATCTTTTACCTGAAGAGTTTTAACAGTTTTTGTTGCTGCTTCGTCAGGTTCAAGTTCTTGTTTGTAAGCGGTATAAAGGCGACCGTCCTGATCTTCGACCATGAACCAATCGCCGTTATCCCATTCACTTACAATTTTGACGCGAGCGCCAGTCTTTCTGTGCTGGTAGAGCATAAGGACCAGAAGAATATTCTGGTCCTAGTTTACCCTAATCAGCTAACTGTGCGACCGGTCAGATAGCCGTCGATATCTTCGTAGCCAGGAGCTTCGTCCGGCTGGACGTAGCACACTTCAACCACGAGGTAACCAGTGCGACTGGCAGATGCATCACCACTGGAGATGTAGAAACCACCGGAAGTGGTCAGGCCAGTGGTGGTGCCACGGGCGAACACCTTGAAGGTGGTAGCGGCAGTCACCTGATAGTTCACCACGGAACCGGAAACGCCAGCAGCACCGGTAGCGGTGAGGAAAGCGTTGGTGCTATAAGCAGCCGAGCCACCAGCGAAGAAGACTTCGCCGGGCTGGGAGCCGGAGGTGGTAGAAGCCAGGTTGGCCTGAGCCACAGATTCACCAACGCCTGTGGAAGCCACAGGACCGCTGGAATCGCGGCAGAAGCTGATCACGTTACCGGTAGCGGCATACACACCGGAAGCCACACGACCGTCGCCCCAGCCAGAAGCCACGGATACGGTAGCGCGATACACATAAGCAGGCAGGGTGGCACTACCAGAGATCACCATGCCGGTGATGTCGGGGCGGGTGTCGTCCTGGCGGTAAGGCGAAGGAACGATCACGTTGCCGGTGCCGATTGCGCCGCCACCAGAGGTAGCGTTCACGGGCACATAGCCACGCTGCTGGAAGTAGCGGTAGCCAGGGATGGCCAGCACCGAAGTGGGGCCACCCTTGGAACCATCATTAACACCTGCGTAGTCGGCATCAATGTTCTTGTACCAACCGTTCAGGGGCTCTGCCCAGTTACCGGGGTAGATTTTCTTAGCAGACAAATAGGTCATTTATCTTTTCCTAGGTATAAGGTATGTATTTAACTATCAGATGTCGCCATCATCTTGAACGAAGCTGTAGGCGGTAGTCACGAAGTCCTTGTTCAGGATTTCGAAGCCAGCGTACAGTTGCCAGATCAGGATGATGAAGCGGCTGAAGTCGTCGTTGTTGTTGATGAGCACCTGAGCGTTCGGGCCGCCGATACCAACACCGATGGACTGAGGACCGAAGAAGTAGCCTTGGGCAACTTCCTTGGAAGCGTAGGCGGAACCACCATCGAAAGAGGCGGTCACGTTCTTGATCGGGAAGTTGGTCGACTCGTAGAACTTAACGCCTTCAAACTGAACGCCGGTGGGCATCACGGGTTCACCAGCCAGGAAGTAAGCCTGACCAGCTTGGGGACCCATGTAGAAGCTGGCGTTGTTAGGCATCATGGGGTTGCCCATGTACATGCCTTGGCCAGGGTTGCCGCTGTAACGGGCGATCTCACGGAAGTCAGGATCACGACGCAGGTGCATCATGAAGGTGGGATCGCAGATGCAGCGATACAGACCATCAGCGAAGGTGGGGACGTTACGCTTACGCAGGTCCTTCACCACGGTCAGCAGGTCGGTACGCACCTGGAACTGCTGCACTTCGTTGCCGTACTCGGTGGTGCTGTAAGACACGCGACCAGAGGAGTCTTTGGTCTTACTACCAGCGAAGTAGTAACCGCCCTGGGTGGAGGAAGCGGCACCATTGGCTTCAGCTTTAGAGAGTTCGTCAATAAAGACGCGGTCGCGCCAACGGCGATAGTCGTCGAGCAGGGTCAGCGAACCGATGCTCTGGTGGAACATGTTCAGGTTGCCGGTGTCCAGCAGCAGGCGCTGGGCGGTAACCAGGGTTTCACGAGCAATTTTGAAGGTGCTGGGCTGGGTCGGATCGCCCGGGTCCGCAGGACCGGTGTATTCCTTCAGCACAACAAGCACCTTCTCCTTGGTGATGTTGCGGCTGTTGGCAGTACCGATGGTCTGGTCAGCGATGCGCTCACGGCTGTCCTTAGTACCAGGGGTACCCCAGAACTTGTAGCGATCCAGCTGAACGGTTTGACCAGGCTGACGGGTGAAGTCGTGGACTACCACGGGCTCAACCGCCATTTCAGCGATGTAAGCAGGATGGGGACGGTAGAGCTCCGCACCTAAAATCTTTGGAAAATCGTTATCAATGAACACTTTGTTTTATCCTCCAGAATCTTGGGGAGATTTTGCCGGGTGAAAGATTCAGACAATATATGTCTTATCTAACACAAATTTTAGCAGTCGGTAATTTATTTTTAAAAGTTAAACAAATTACCGACTTATTTATCACTCCATCACAAACAGTTTGTTAGCAACTGTTTGAGGTTGCGCTTGGTTCAGAACGCGCCAGGCATTCTGGGGATCACGAGCCATCATCTCACTGAAGTTGCCCCAGAAGTTTTCGGGGGCCTGAGGAGCAGCGGCAGCCGGGGGAGCGGGCAGCTGACCCAGTTGAGGCTGGGCCACGGCTTGGGTAGGATAGCCGCGAGTCTCCAGTTGAGCTTCGTTTTCGTACACGGGATAGGGACCTTCAGGACCGAAGAATTTCAGCGTGTAATCGCTGAGCACGTCGGGGTTGGTCAGAATTTCGTTGTAAGCCAGGTTCTCCTGGTGCTCGTTGACAGAGAACTCGGCGTAGCCTTTGATCGTGTCAGCGGCGCGGTTTCCCCACGCGACGGCGCTGTCCAGCATTTGCTCCAGGTTTAGAGCGTAGTTGTTCAGCAGAGCCGGAGCTTCGATCCCGAACGCGTCCATCACCTGACGGCTTTCCTGGCTCATTCCCACCAGGTCCGCGATTTGCTCCAAGGAGGGAGTCGAGGAAGTTTGGGAAGAGCTGGGCGAGTATGCCGGGCTGGGAGACCAGGTCTGCGGAGCCGATTGTTGCGTAGCTTGGCTGCTGGGCTGTCCGTAATTGGCCGGGGTAAACTGAGTCGTCGCTGGATACTGTTGACCCTGGAACGGGGATTGGACTGGTGCGCTCAGCAGGTTCACCACCTTGTTGAACGCCGATTCCCAAGGATTCCCCTGAGGTGCCTCCGGTTGGGATTGGGGGGCGTACTGAGTAGGGGCTGATTGGTAGCTGGGGGCCGCCTGAGGCACCGCTTGGGGGTAGCTGGTACCCACCTGATAAGCCACTGGAGCCTGCGCCGGAGCTGCCTGCGGTGCTGCCACCACGTAGCTGCTCGGAGCGACGGCCACTGGTGCTTGGCTCGTCTGTGGGATCGATTGGACGGTAGCGTCCTGCATAACTCATCTCCTTTTGTAAGGCTTCTAAAGTGCGATACAGATATGGGGTCAAATCCAATCGCGGGTCCGCAGCCATCGGTAAATCCGGTGATTGCGGGTGGGGGGTCTGCATCATTCCTCCCACTAAGCGAGCGAAAGCAGAGTATGCACCCTGTAATTCGTTCACCATTCTGAACGGGAACCCAGATAGCATCTCGGCCCGTTCCTCATCCGTTTTAGACGGAAAGAGGTATTTCAGTGCCTCAATGCTATCAACACCTAATTCTTGCAGATTTCGAACAACAATGGAGTTGTTGAGAATATCTTGGGTGGAATCTTCGTAAACAGGACCCAACCAACGCCACTGAACGGTGACATCACCATCGGGAATAAGGCCTAAAACACCAGGAGGAATCTGCTGGGTACGCAGACAAGCCATCATCAACTGCTTGACTTGATCTTCAAACATGCCCATGGCATCTTCGTAGGCGACAAAGTCTTCAGGCGTTGCTGTCTCTGGTAATTCCAGGGGCTTTTCAAGACCTGCAGCAGCGGCCAGGGTGTCACGGAAAAGACGTTCTTCTTGGAAAATAATCAGTTCCAAACAACGGCAAATGCCATAGGTATAAATAGAAATTGCTTTTTTCTTGGATGTTGCAGAAACACGTCCAAACAAAGATTTGTATTCAGTTGCAGTAACACCTGCAGAAATTGAGAGTTCATCAACGCCACCAAGGGCGGTACGGATTTCCTCTCGATACTGGCGTGCAAAAGAATTTTGGTCACCAGTGATGGCGTCAGGGACAATATAACCAACTCGGTCGTTTGGCTCCAGGTTGGCAATGATGCGTGGAACGCGGAGCTGACCATCAACACCGCGATAGACGGGATCTGCTTTGAAGCGTGACTGACTCAGGGCACCACCGCCCATGAAACCAGAGTTAGCTGCAATAGACGGACGCTGGACAACGGTTTCGCCACCGGACTCCATTAGGTCTGTCTTGGGACGAGACGAAAGCAGTGTTGGGTTGCCAAAGAACTGAACGTTCTTACGCATAGTGCGAACCATTTCGTCATGCGTACAGATGTGATTGGCTAACGCATCGAATTCACCAACACCCTCTGTCGAGAAGCCCTTAGCGTTGTTAAAGATTTCAACGCAGGGAATAAAACCAAGAGTATTTTTAAATGTTTTTGTGCGGCCAGGGACAGATTGGTAGTTGGTGTCGAAAGAAATCTCGCCTTCAGAATGCGTTTCTTCGATTGTTTTACGTTTAATCGACAGACGGATGTAACGCTTAACGCCGCCCCGCCCCATGCCAGCCGGACCACTAAGGTTACTGACTTCAATGTCCTGCTGGAAGCCAAGGCCTTGACGAACCTTATAGCTATAAATGATGACGACTTCGTCTAGCTCACCGTCAATATTGTAGAAACTTCTGTATTCGTGTTTACGGAAAAAGTAAAGACGGTAATTATTTTGCGTAGGACGGATGTAAAACAACCCCTGTCCATCACAAAGGAAATAATCCCAAACCGAATCAAGGCGCGTATCAAGTTGGTTGTATTTAATTACGCGATCAATAAAGTCTTTGCGTTGATTGCCAAAGTTGTCTTGGGCAGGAAAAAATTCGACACCCTGGCGGATGCCGAATAATTTCATTTGCGCAAGGTGTGCCGCAACGACGCCAGTATCGATTGAAGCTCCACCGTCTTTTTCGAGGTAGGAGTCAATGATTTCTTTAAGTCTGGCCTTTGCGTCCCCAGCCATCAACTATTTGCCTTTTTATCTTTATTGATCTTAGCAGCCTTCGCTTGCTTCTTCAGGCGCAACCACTTATCAAAGAATACGAGTTCGGCAGAAGAATAAAGTTCGGGATGGTTGAGCGCTTGCTTAACAAGTTTTTTAGTTTTCATTTTGACTCCTTGTAACGTTTAGCTGCGCGAGCAGCCTTGCCCGCTTTCTTGGCGGATTCCGTATTTGAAACAAATTGTTTTCCCTTGCGACTGCCTTCTCGTTTCTTTTGATCTGTCTCCTGCCTTTCTTCTTTAGACAAAGAAGCCCACGCTTTCTCGGGAAGGTAGCGTTTTGTATATCCTTTTTGTATTGCTTTATCAGCCACGGAATCGTCTGGAATTACTTTGAATCTCTTCCATTATTTTATCCGCACCAATCAGCATGCCTCCGGGACGCGTATTACCGGCTCGTCCAATGAAATGGGCGAGATACTCTTGAGGGTTGCCTCGAAACGGA